GGATGCCAAAGAAAAAGCCTATCAAGCTGAAAGTCAGAAAATTACTGATGGAAAGATTCAGGCTGCACAAGAATGGATAAATGCTCAGCTTGCGGCTTTGGATGGTACCCAAAAAGTTGCAGATCTTGCTACCCAAAAAACTTTGCAAACCACACTGGCAGCTCAAGGGCTTAAAGTTGAATTTGATAATTCAGGTAAGGCTATTGTCAGTGCAATGCAGCAAGGTACTGCCGCGACTGAAGGTCAAACCAATGCTACAGATAAAGCCCGTAAAGCAGCTGCAGCGTTAGGTATTGATCTGGACGTTGCGCTGAACAGAGTATCAGAGAAGTTTGCTACAGATAGAACTCATCTGAATAGCTATGCAAGTGGTCTGGAATCTATGGGAGTAACAGGATCACGCGCAACTGAACTGATCTATCAGGGATGGGAGAAGTGGGCCGAGCAAGCTAAGTCACCTGCTGAACTTGATGCCGCAAAAGCTCAGCTGATCTCTTTTGAGGAGCAGGGTGTCTTTTCTGCCAAGCAGGTCCAGGCGGGTATGGAGTACCTGGATCAGGTGAATGGCAAGTTACCGGCCAATATTTCTGAGGTAGAAAAAGCTTACAGACTGTTAGGTCTAACATCGAGGGAAGAAGCTAGTAAAATAGCTGATGCCCAGATGAAGGCTTTTAATTTGTTAAAACAAAGTGGTACTGCTTCGATTGAGCAGTTAAGACAGGCCTTAATCAATATGGCTGACAAGATTTATGCTTCAGGTGATGCAGCTAAAATCGCAGCCTATGAATCCCAGCTTGCTTATCATGGCTTAACTTCTGAAGTAGATAGCAGTGGCAAGGCAGCGGTCAAAACCATGGATGACTGGACCAAAGCCAATAATCGGGTTGAGAGCTCAGCCAGTGCTATTGGTGATGGTTACCGTGAAGCTGGCCGGGTGGCAAGAGAGGAGGCCAAATCCTCTACTGAAGCCTGGTCAGAAGCGCTTACTGCCATGCAGGGCAAGCTCAAAGCCTCTAAAACTGGAGTCATGGCTAAAAACGGTTATTCAGTTGATGAGATTGAGCAGCAGCTGACTGAAATGGGTTATGGGGGCAATGTAAAGCAGAAAGCTAAAGAACTGTTCCAGACCGCTCAACAGGGTCCGGGTGGTTATTACCGTTCAGCCTCTCATGAATATGCTGCGCGTTATGGTGTCTCTGCATACGACAACCAGAAACAGACCGGCAACTACATGTTCATTGCCGAGCAGCTGGAAAAGCTGGAAGAGTATGCAGGCAAGTCGGGCAGTGTAGGTGCAGGCTCTAAAGCTAAAACAGTTGTGCCTGAGGTGAATATCAACAGTTTGGCTCCGGATGTCAGTTATCCCAAAACCAGTTTACCGGTATCAGAGCCAGCCAGAACCGTACGTTATGAGTTTGATCTAGGCAATGGTAAAACCGCAACAATGTATGGATCGCCTAATGATGGTGATGATCTGGAATCGATGCTGAGAAAACTGGAAATGATAAAAAAGAGTAGCTAATGAAATTAATACGAGTGTCTACATCAGAAACCGTCCCGCTTGAGGACGGTTTTTTATGGTCTGATGAATTTGAATGGAAGCCCATCGAGCAGAAACAGAGTCGGGCTATTGATGGTTCTCTAATTATCCAGGAGGGCCGTAAAAAAGCAGGTCGTTCAATTGTGCTGGAACCGGCAGATAACACGATGGGCTGGATCAAACGCCGTGATTTACGCACGGTTCAAGCCTGGTCTGCTTTATCTGAACAATTCATTCTGGCTTTTGAGTATCAGCACGACAGACGTGAATTTCATGTGATTTTTAACCATGAAGCCGGGGCTTTGGAAGCTGCTCCAGTGAAGGGAATTCCATCTGTATCTGACGATGACTATTACAACGTGACATTGCGTTTTATTGAAGTGGGGGAGCTATACAGTGGCAATTGAAACTAAAAATCTGGTGCTCTATAAATCTGAGCGCCTGAGCGATACAGAAGATGGTGGTGGCAAGTACTCTGGCCAGATCATTGAAGATGGCCAGAGCAACAACCTGTTTAATGATGTGAGTGAGCTGGACCGCACCATGGGTGATGTGTCACTGCGTAAATTGTTCCCCGCCGTGACCACAGGCGATACAGAAGTGTTGATGGGGGCTACGGTCTTTATCTCGAAAAATCCCAAAGACCCCAATGTCTCGGCTTTGCTGTTTAGTACCAAATCGTGGACTGATGAGCGCAAGTCCGCCAAAAACCGGGTAGAAAACTATCTGGCCAAGGGCGGGCAGACAGCCGGCATTCCACTGGATACACATTACACAGGCATGAAAACCTTGCAGGTGGCGATGTTTCCAAGTGAAGTCGAAAGTTCCGTCGGCAGTACGCTGGTATTGGTCTCTAAAGAAGGTGAAGAGCTGCAGCATGAGCAGTATGTAAGAATTATCAAGGTGGAGACCCGCATTGCTAAAATAGTAATTGAAGGTAAGGAAGTTGAATACAAGCTGGCCACTTACACTATCAATGATCCACTCGATCAGGATTATGTCGGACTCTCTGCAAGACAATGGTACAGCGGCGATAAATCTGAAACGATTTTACGGGATACTATTGTTGCAGATACTGGCAAATACTATGCATCCAGCAATCTTAAGTCTGATGCAAAAGTCGGCGAGTTTACCGTCAATGCGGAAAGTATCTTTGCCCAGCTGGTCCCATCTGCCCAAACAGAAACGCCCATTCTTGATGTGAATGCTGCAGGTATCGGGGTGGCTTTAATTCCCAGCAGCAACGCTACTATTACAGCGACCTATCTGACTACTATCGGCCCCGGGCAAAACCTGTATATCGGCTCTTCTGTCTTGCCTTCGAGTGTAAATTTCACTCTGTTTGGCCAGCAGATCACCGACCAGGGCGGATTGCTTAAAAACATGCAAGGGACGCAAGTCGGAACGATTGATTATCAACGTGGCTTAATCCAATGGACACAGGCGGCAGGCACTGGCACAGAATATCTGGAAATTACATTTATTCCAGCGGCTGCACCGACGCAGTACTTTCAGTCAGAAGCCCGACCCGTCACTCAACAAAACCAGAGTTCAAGCTGGACTGGTGTACTGGTACCACCGCCAGCCCCGGGCAGTCTGTCGGTTTCTTATATGTCGCAAGGCAAGTTTTATGAACTGAAAGATGACGGTTCCGGGCGTTTGTCTGGCTCGAGTGCTTCTTTTGGTTCAGGCAATATCAATTATGAGACTGGTTCCTGGTCTATTACGACGGGCGCTTTACCGGATGTGAATACACCGATCCTGTTGCTGTGGGGTACACCGCTGGCAATCTTTGTACGCTCAGGTCTTGCGGTTGAACCGGCAGCATTCGAGTTTGATTTACAGCAGGCCGGAATAGCCTCAGACAGCGTGACAGTAAAATGGCTGCTGGAAGGCGAACAGAAAACTGCAAACACGAACACGCTGGGCCAGTTTAGTGGCGATGCCACCGGTACCTTTAATTATGCCACCGGTCAAGGCCGGCTGGTCCCAAACAAACTGCCCCAGAAAAACACGGTCTTTACCATCAACTATAGTTATGGCGTACCGCTTGATCAGACTGTTGAAAATGTCATGCCAACTGATCAAAAGCTGAAATTTACCATTGGTTCAGGTGCTGCAATACAACCCAATAGTGTTGAGTTAAGTGTGCCGGTTGCTGATCAACTCGGTTCAGTCATCGGTGCAGTGGTTTTAACTGATATTCCGGTGAATGCAGAGGTTGGTAACCTGGTCAATAGCCAGGGAAAGATACAGGGCACCATTACCTATGCAACAGGTGCGGTAGAAATTATTCCTGAAGCGACCAGCTCGGTTTTCACCAAATCCTATATTCCAACTGCGGTCTATGGAGCAGCATAATTATGTCATTTTATTTACCCGCTACTTCTCAAGTTAAGGAAGAAGTGCTGCAGCTCGGGGCATACCGGGCGACCAGTATTAGTGTGAAATACCGGGATAGCTCAGGCGTAAGTGCCGGGGTCAAACAGATTACTGGTGACAAGCTACGTTTTGATTTAACCCGGGGTTTTGATGAGCAGATCCTCTCCGGAGCAGTGCGTTTTATGCTGGGTTCAGACACTTATCTGGACCGTACTGGCACCTTGGTACGCAATGTAAATCCAGCCAATAACAGTGGCACCAGTTCCGGTAGCATTCAGTATGGTACCGGCAAGATTGAAATCGCTAGCTGGACACCGAATACGGATAACCAGCTGGTACTGCAGTCTCTCACTACAACTACAGATATGCCCCCGGTCAACCGTATCAGCTTTAGAACGCCGGTCAGTCCACTGCGTCCCGGATCATTAACAGTCGTCGTCGCTACACTGGACTATGGGCAGCTCACATTGCGGGCCGATGATGACGGCATCATTGAAACCAGCCGGGCACATGGTCAGATTAATTACGATACCGGTTTTGTAGATCTGTTTTTCTACACTAAAACCAAGATTACTGAGGCTAACCGGGCAGAAATTGAAGCATATGAGTGGTATGACGTATTGCTGCAATATCAGGAAGGGACTGATACCTATATCAATGTACCGGTATGGATTGATGCTTCTTCAGTGCGTTATAACGCAGTGGCTTATACCTACA